TCCGGTATCCCAGCGGCCAAACGTGCATATAATAGCAGCATCATCCAGGTTGTAACCTATGTACCACCCGTTTTTTTTATTCTTCCCCGCGACGGCAATACGATGGATCCGCTTATCCAGCTCTAAATTATCTGCGGTTAATCCAATTCCGCGCATCTTTGCTAATAGTTCACGCACATATCACCCCCTCGTTTTTTTATTGTTTTCCGTCCAGTCCAGTAAATCGGTTTTCAGATATCGTACCCGATGATAGGGCAGGATATAGTACCTTGGCCCTTTTCCCGCCGTCCGCCAGTTTCGTAAAGTACCCAAAGATAATCCTAAAAACTCAGCTGCTTCTTTTTCTGCTATATATTCCATATTTTCCCACCTCCTTTTATTTTTTTAAATTATTATTAACTTTTTTCTTGACAATGTCAACCTAAAAAAGTAAGATAATAAAAAAACGTTAAAAACTTAAGGATTAAACAATCCTTAAAATCTTAATGGAAGGAGGTAACAACTCATGAAAGAATTAATCGAGCGATATCTGGGAGCAAAGGCTTTAGAGCAAACCGCAAAAGAATATCGGCTGGAAACTGAAACTAAACTATTCTCAGCTTTTAATTTCACCGACCCCGAAGGGACAAAAACCGAAATTACCCCCCCCTGGAAACTCTCTATCACCAATAACTTAAAACGGACAGTAGATATGGATAAGTATAACAATTGTATCCTCGTCAATATGCCTGCCTATAATTTCATTAAGTTTGCTCCGGAGATTGATATGAAAATACTCCGACTGGCAGAAAAAGCTTATCCGGCAATAGTTGTCGATTGCGTAACTGTTAAACCGCAGAAACCAACAATTAAAATCAAGGAAATATTATGAAATTAGAAGAATTAATTAAAACCGGATTGGAAAATAAACCACCCCGGATTTTATTGTACGGAACACACGGGATAGGTAAATCTCGTTTTGCGGCAATGAGCCCCAGCCCTATTTTTATCCCAACTGAAGATGGGCTGACGACAATAGACGTGCCGCGTTTCCCCTTGGCACAATCTCTTGATAATGTCTGGGAATATATGGGTAAATTAATCAGCGAAAATCATCAGTATCAAACTGTAATAATGGATACAATAGACTGGCTGGAAAATTTAATCTGGAAAGAGGTCTGTAAAACCGGTCAAAAAGAAAAAATAGAAGATTTTGGATATGGCAAGGGGTATAACAACGCCCTCATTTATTGGGATAAATTTATTAATGGGTTAGATAAACTCAGGGAAAAAGGAATGGCGATACTATTAATAGCCCATTCAGAAATCAAAATTTATAATCCGCCGGATAATGAGCCTTATGACCGCTATCAAATTAAACTCCATCAAAAAGCAGCCGCAAAATTGGAGGAATGGGTTGACGCTGTCCTCTTTCTCCATAAAAAAGTATATGTAGACAACAAAAAAGCAGTTGAAGGTGAAACCGTATTATTTACCGATTCATGCCCCGCGTGGAGGGCAAAAAACAGATATGGATTCCCTAAAGAGATTCCATATAATTTTAATAACCTCTTAACCTTAATTAAAGGAGAGAAAACAAATGGCTGATTTATCAAACACCCAAATTGATGAAAACGTACCTGAGGCAGGAAGTTTTACTTGTCTGCCAGAGGGTAATTACCCTGTTGTTATTATCCATGATGAAATTAAAACTACCCAAAAAGGCGGGAAGATGCTGGAAATAAAGTTATTAATTTTTGAAGGGAAATATAAAGGAGAAAATCTAACCGATAGATTAAATTTAATTAATCCATCAACTGTCGCCCAAAAAATCGGGCAGGGTACATTAAAAAAATTATGCAGATTAACAGGATTGCCGTTTCCACCTAAAGATACAGAGGGGTGGAAAGGGAAACCCTTAACGGTGAAGGTAGGTGTAACGGAGTTTATTAGTAATACCTCTGGTAAAACCTTAAAAGGGAATGAGATAAAAGGGTACAGAGAATATCAGCCGACAGAACAGATCACATCATCTTCAACCCTAACCTCCCCATCCCCGTCCGGAGGGTCCTGGTAATGTCAAACATCGAGGAGGTATTACAATCTCTGACTATTGAGCATCAGCTTAATGAATATTCCCAGCAGCAATATAAGCCACGGAGTTATCTTGGACTTAGTCAGATAGGGCATCACTGCCCTGTCTGGCTCTGGCTTACTTATAACAAATATCCTCAACCTGTCCCAGACGGGAAATTATTGAGACTTTTCGACCATGGTAATCTAGTTGAAGACTGGATTATCAAAGACCTTAAAAAATTAGGAATGGATGTAATTTCTAATCAAAAAGAGGTGATGTTTGAACACCTCGGGATTAAACTTTATGGGCATATTGATGGAGTTGTTTCAGGCCTTAAAGAAAGCTCAAAGATTCATCTGCTCGAATGTAAATCATGTAATGATAAAAGATTTAAGGAACTTTTAAAACTGAATAGCTATGAGCAATGGAATGAACAATACAAAATTCAAATCCATGTCTATATGCTGGGGTTGGAGTTAGATCGATGTCTAGCTGTAGTATATAACAAAAATGACTCACGTATATATTCAGAACGAATTAAGCTAGATAAAGAATTTGCGGTTCAGAAATTGGAAAATGTTTTTAAAATAATCTCAGGGGCAAGGCCGGAACGTAAGTGCCCAAGAGCGGATTGGTATGAGGCGATATGGTGTCAATATTACAGAGAATGTTTTAAATAAATGAAAACAGAACTCTATCCATACCAGAAAACAGCATGTCAAAAGATTGTGACCGACCTTGATATTATGCCGCATGTGCTGCTGCAGGCTAGTACAGGGGCTGGTAAAACAGTTGTGGCGGTAGCTATAATAGAAAGATTTTATTTAACCACTGATAGAAATTTTCTTATTCTAGCACATAAGCAGGAGTTGGTAGAGCAATTTTATAATACATTTTCAAAAATGTCTGAGGTGAATATTCTTGATGTTGGGGTATGTTGTGCCGGCCTAAAAACTAAAGAACTGGAAAAAAGAATAATCATTGGGACAATCCAGACTTTTATTAATGAAGTTGATAGATACGCAGGGTGTAACTTATTGATAATTGATGAATCCCATAGGGTGGATGTGAATAATGATAGCCAGTATAAAAAAGCGATAGATACTCTTAAAATTAAAAAACCAACAATGAGAATTTTAGGAATAACCGCTACCCCGGCCCGAAAAGGGCATGGGTATATTTACGGGAATAAATGCAAAAAAGGAAGTGAAAATTTATTTCCTATATTAAATCATCATATCACATACCATGAGCTAGTTAAGTCCGGCCATTTAATGCAACTGGAAGGTAAAATCTGTATAGATGAATTTTTTCTTGATGAACTTGAAAAGATTACTATCGGGTCTGATGGAGATTATCAGGAGGATGAACTGGGCAGGTTAATGAGCCAGGCAAAACATCTGGATTCAATCAAACAGGCTATTGACAATCATTGCCGGGAATCAAAACATATCTGTATTTTCTGCTGCACTATCTCACATGCTCAAAAAGTACACGATCTAATCCATGGATCAACTATTGTTCATTCTCAATTAACTCCTCTGGAACGATCAGGCAATATGTCCGCCTGGAAAAGCGGGCAGATTAAAGTTATGGTTAGTGTTAATATTTTATTGGAAGGGTTTGATTTCCCGGCGTTGGATACCCTAATTTTCGCGCGGCCTACTTTATCAAGCAATCTATATGTACAGGCAATCGGCAGAGTAGTTAGGATCGCACCGAATAAAGCAAGAGCATTGTTGATTGATTTAACAAACAATACAAATTATTTCGGGACAGATATTGATAATATTAAAGTATCTATCCCAAAAACGGTAGAAAAAGAAATTGAAAAAGAAGAAGAATTATCCACTGAAAAAAAATGCCCTAAATGTCAGAAAGAAGTCCATAAAGCATTAAAAACATGTATTTACTGTGGGTATGAATTTGAGAATGTAATTGAATATATTAACAATTTACCAGTTTTAAAGGATATAAAATTTAAAAAAGAAGAAGACGAAATTGAGTTATACCCGGTAATAGAAATGTTTATGTCGCGTCATCAAAAAGAAGGGAAACCGGATTCTATAAAAGTAGAATACAGAAAAAGTCTGTATGGATATAGTTCAGTAAAAGAATTTTTATGTTTTGACCACGGAGGATATGCGGCACAATGGGC